GATCAGGGCGAAGGCGCGGATGTCGGTCGAGGGTATGGCGTAGATCTGGCCTTGTGGGTTGACGAGGATGAAGTGCTGGCCTCGGTTGCGAATCCGGTCGAGGCAGATCAGCACCGAGCTTGGAAGGCAGGTGATGTCCCCGACCGGATCGGGAAGCTTGACGCCTTGGACGCGGCGGGCGGTGGGGCCGATGGAAGTCACGATTGGAATCCCCTTTTTTTCGTGGTGTGTTCGGGAGTCGGTGCGGCAGGGCGTGGACCGATGAGATTCTGCATGCGCATTTCGCTGAACGTGTTTTGCAGGTCGATCGCGTGGCCAGTGCGGATGTTTCGACCCTTCGCCGGAATGACCTCGACGATGCCCTTGAGGTGGGTGTTTTCGTCGTAGTAGTCCTCGCGATGGAGGAACAGGATTACATCGGCCTTCTGCTCAATTTCACCCGATTCGCGCAGGTCGGTCATGGTCGGACGTTTGTCATTGCGGGTGGCCACGGCGCGGTTGAGCTGCGCAAGGAGGATCACCGGGCACTTGAGTTCCTTCGCCAGCGTCTTGCAGCCTTGGGTGATTCGTCCGTATTCGTGGCGAACTTCCGCCTTCGGATCGAGCTGCATGTCGTGCATGTGATCCACCACCACCAGGCGGATGGGCGACTGCAGGTGAGCGCGGCGCACGCGGGCCATGAGCTGGTCGATGCTGATGGCGGGACTTTCGTCGATCAGCAGCGGTGATTCGCTGATGCGCTGCGTGGCATCGTTCAATCGGGACCACCAGAAATCGGCATCGATGTCGTGCTGGGCGGGGTTCTCCACCCATTCGTGGGGGATTTCGCCGACGCAAGCGACAGCACGTGCCATGCATTCCTCGGCCGTCATCTCGATCGAGAAGAAGGCCGTGTTGTGACCTGCGAGTGCGTTGTTCAGAGCGGTCTGCAGGCCGAAGATGGATTTGCCCATGCTGGGTCGTGCACCGACGACGTACAGAACGCCATCGCGTAGGCCCTTGGTGCAGTCGTTGAGACCCTTCCATGGCCACGGCGAGCCAAGCAACTGCGGTCCGCGCTGGTAACGCGCCATCAGCTCAGCCTGCATCCGTTGCATGCCGATCTTCGCCGGCTCCAAGTTACCGCGCAGTTTGTTGACCTGGATCTGCGACAGCGCATGCGAAGCGTCCGCGATGAGTTGCTGACTTTCCGAGCCGCGTCCGTAGGCGCCGGATGTGAGTTTGGTTCCGACATCGATGGCCGTGCGCAGCCGGGACTTTTCCACCACGATCTCGGCGTAGGCGACGATGTTGGCGGCGCTCGGGGTGTTGTTGTCCAGCTCGTACAGGTAAGCCGATCCGCCAATCATCTCGGCAAGGCCATGCGTCTCGAACCAGTCCCCGAGGGTGACGGCATCGACCGGCGTCCCGCGTCGAGTGAGTTCACCGAGAGCGCGAAAGATGAGCCGATGATCCTTGCGGTAGAAATCCCCCTCCATGAGCCAATCGGAAAGTTTGGCCAGCGCATCCGGCGCGAGCATCAAGCCGCCGATAACGGCCTGCTCGGCCGCGATGTCGTGCGGCGGTAGCAGCAGCGAGGCGACATCCGCCGGCGGACGGTCGGTTGCGTAGTCGGCGCTCACGCGGCGGCTCGCTTGGCTTGTTCGCCGGCTGTGGTGAGCTTGCAATCGCCGTCCGGGGTGAACCACCAGAGTTTGTACCAGTTGCCCTTGACGGCGTTGCGGTAGTGAGCTCGCCAATTGATCTTGCGGGTCTTGCGGTCACGCATGTCATCGCGGAATCGGACCCAGCTCAGGGCCAGGAAGTCGAGCGGGATGCCGGTGGCCTCGGCGTAGGTGAACACCGCGTCGTCCTCGGGAATGGCCGGCGATCCGTTGAGAGATTTCAGCCACGTTCCGATTTCCACCTTGCGCTCATCGGTTGTTTTCTCGCGCTCTTTCTTTTGATCTTTGGTTTTTGATTCTGGGTAGGGTTGGGTAGGATAGGGTTGGGTAGGGTTCTGTTTCGATAAGGTTTGCGATACGGTTTCTGATACCGTTTGATATACCGTTTCCAGAGAGGCTGCTTGATCTTCCGTCAAATGGTTGCAGAACTTAAGCATGGCGCGGGATGCGAGAGCTTTTGCCTGATTGGTTGGCAACGTTTCAAGTTCCTTCAATCGGGCTTTGGCGACCTTCGGATTGGCAATTCCGTTCCAGCGCAGGAAATTGGGCAAAAAAAGCACTTTTCCAAGACGGTATGCAAACCCTATGCGATACAGTTCCGATAGGGTTTCCGATACCGTTTCCGATGACCATCCAAAATCGTCCATGAGGTTGCCATCGGTGCACCGAAAACACCCCAGTCCGTTCGTGTAAGGTCCGGTCATCAGGTAGCAGGCTAATAGCCTTGCACGGTCGGACATCGCCTCGGCATCCTCGGACTGCCAGAAGGCGGATTGAATCTGCCCATATTCACGCACGGAATATCCCCTGTTCTTTTTCCATCCGCTCGATCTGTTCGGGCGATCGCGAACGGATAAAGTCCATTCGCTGTTGGTCAATGGTGCGCGCCAGGTCACGGTGCCCGGCGTAGTAGGCCTCGGCGAATTTCGAGGTCAGTTCCCTTATCCGGGCTTCGATGCGCCGGTCGTTGAGTTCGTCGGGCATGGTTATCGGCCCCGGGATGTATCGAGGTCGCGCGTTTCGTCGCGCTGGTTGGCCTTGCGTCGGTTGGCTTCGAGCTGCAGGCGGATGTTGGCCACGTCGAACGGATCGGGCTTGGCGAAGGCAGTGGGGTCGAGAGGAGGAAGGGTGAAATCGATCAAGGTACGCTCTTTCATCACGCCACCTGCTTACGCTTGCGCAGCATCTTTTTGTGGAGTTTTACAAGCTCAATAGCCGCGTTTCCGCTCGGTTCCTGGCTTCGTCCTGTCCAAAGGTCATGCACCGAGCTTCGTCCCAATCCCATCGCTTCCCCGATCTGACGCCACTTGTAGCCCGCGTCGCGGAGGTCTTGAATCATCTGCTGCCACATTGGCACGTCTCCTGAAGTTGGGCACACGGTACCCCGAACAAAAATAATTTGCAAAGGGTATTGCATTTGTTCGGAAGGCCGTCTAATCTCCATCCCACACAACGCAACACAACCCGCCTCGGAACGGAGAACACCATGGCTTACCTGTTTAACGAATGCCTGACGAATAACGTGGATGTATCGCGCTCGATGGCTAACCCGAAAAAGATCGTCATTCGCTTTAACGCCGATGCAATGCTGATGCTCACCGACGCCGAAGCCCGCAAGCTGGCGAACGACCTGCTGGCGCTGGTGGGTGAAGAGGTGGTGTCGTGAGCAAGCATTGGGAAGATGATGGCGTTGGCTGCGGCGGCCAATACTTGGAATCGGCACGAGATGGAATCTACGCGGGTGTCCATGATTACGGATCCTTCGCCATCTGCAGCATCTGGACGCCCGGATGCGGGTTCGATCCGCGCGCGACGCAGCACGTTAGCGTCGAAGCCGCAAAGACACACGCGCTGAAAGAACTGATCGCGCTTGATCCGGGGATGCAGTCATGATCCGCCGCCTCTTCCCCATCCTCGCGTGGCTGGCGTTCCTGATCGGCAGCGCGGTCATGGCCTTGGCATGGCACTCGATCGCCGTGCAGAGCTTCCTGGAAGCCATCCGGAGCGCGCCATGACCCGCGCCGACTACTACCGCCTCTACAGCCTCCTGCGCATGGAACGCCGCAAGGTGCGCGACGTTTCCCATTACAACGACATGGCCGACAGTCAGTTGGTGGTTCAGCAGACCGAGCACAACGATTACGTGTGCATGGTTCGCGCTCGGATCGATTCCATCGAGAAGTCCATGCCGCCGTGCAAAGACCCGATGGGCTTCGGGATGATGCATTACCGCTGGTGCGTGGCGAAGGCTGAGGCGATGCGCAAACGCCATTGGCGCACCCAGCAGACCGACCATTTCTACGCCATGAAGCGGGCATCGCGTCAGGCGCGCAGCGGCAGCCAAAGGATTTACGTATGAACACATCCACCACTCCCGCCTTCCAGTTGGAATCACTTTTGGAGCTACAGGCATGAACTTTGAAATCAAATCGCGTTACTCAAGCGAAGTGTTGTTTTCGTGCGAGCTGAGCGCGGAGATTGCGGGGCAGTCTTATTCGCTGAAATTGGGTTTTGCAGTAAAGGCTGCGGTGAAGGCGGACGCCAACCTCACGGGCGCCAACCTCACGGGCGCCAACCTCATGGACGCCAACCTCATGGACGCCTACCTCACGGGCGCCTACCTCACGGGCGCCTACCTCGCGGGCGCCAACCTCACGGGCGCCAACCTCACGGGCGCCAACCTCACGGGCGCCAGTTTTCGGGCCTTCAAAGCCGACCTGTGGATGACCCTCACCCAGAACGCGCATGAAGTTCACGCACTCGTTTCGGCGCTGCGCGAAGGGCGTGTCGACGGATCGACCTACGAAGGCCCGTGTGCATGTCTCGTCGGCACCATCGCCAATGCGCGCGGTGTGTCGCACGAAGACCTGGATCACAGCGCCACGAACCCGGCGGAACGCTGGTTCATGATGATTCGAAAGGGCGACACGCCCGATAAAGAAACGGGCGGCGGCTACGCGGCGAAGTGCGCGCTTGAGTGGGCGCTGGAATGGTGCGAGCTGAATGGCGTCGAGGTTCCCGCGCCGGGCATTGTTGCATGAACGCTCCCACCGCTACCGTTCTGCGCGGATTCTTGAAACTTGCTAAGCAAGTCGGCCCGAAGTGTCGGGTGTGCAATTGACTCAAGAGTTACCGACCAAATGCCGGGATCGCATCCGGCCACTGCCACCCAATTAGAAAAGAGTAAGCGATGAACAAAACACCGCACATGTTCGAGGGCTTCTTCGACAACACCCTAACCAACCACCGCGAGTATTGGTGCGAAGGCCGCAAGGGTCGTCACGGTCATCGCAGCGGTATCTCGCCGGACAGTATGCATCGAGAGTTTCGCGC